CTGTAAGGGCGTCCACAGTGTCGGAAATATCACAGGTAATCTGTGCTTCGTGGTTAGCAAGCTCGCGGTGAATGATAACTTTTAGGCCGTTGGCTGCAATGTCTGCCTTGATACCATCTGCTGTGATGCTATCGAGACCACTAGTAAGGGCGTCGATGTTATCAATCGGGCAGATCATTCCTCCGCCAATTGAAGCGTATTTGATGCCTTCTTGTTTGGCTTCGTCGAATTGCTTTTGACTAAATGCAAAAAACGCACCAGTTGAATTGAATAATTCTGTCTGTAGTGTTTCGGTATAATGAGACAAGTATGGCATTTTAGTATTCCCTATTTGAGGCCCGCTTGATTGCTGGCCGTTGGTTGATTGGCTGTAGCCGTCCGTGGCTGTGAGGGTGCTATTCGCCTTCGCGAGACATATCGTCCTCTGTGCGTAACGGTTGTATGCCGCCAGCAGGAACAAAGCCTATATGTTTAAAGACGTTAATCTTCTTAACACTACCGTCTGCTTGAACCTGCTCTTCGCTTACGCGGGTGGAGAATGCGTAGAAAGGGGCGATACCGGCCTGCTTAAGCTGAAACTCTAGCTCTTTCATGAACCAAGGAGCGCCGCCTATCATGGCGCTCTTTGCGCCACTGTTAGTGGCAATTCTTGCTAGTTCTCGCGCCTTCTGAAAGATGTCATAGGCCGTGGGTATTTTGTCAAACGTTAGCAGTATTGCTACTGCATCCGAGTTTTTGCTATCGAACACTCCCGCGCTTACTTGATCCGGGGAAGCGGTGTGTTGTGTTAAGTTGACTATTGTTTTCATATTATTGCCCCTTTTGTCGGCCCGCTTTATTGCTGACCATGTAGAGATAATACACCATTATTCATATTGTGCAACAATTTATAATGTATTTTAGCTGATCGTTTATACAGTGTCCCAATAGGCTCAATCATGAAACTAATCATCATCGCTCTATCCGCTCTACTAATCACAAGCTGCACTGTGGTCAGATACAGCTCAGATGAGCGCACACTGACAGTAATCGACCTACACCCAGGCGGTGAGTCTCTATCGCTCTCAGGGGCCATAGACAGCATAGGCACCCTAGACGTTAATCGAGAGCAGGGCTCAAGCGCACAGATCGTCAGTGACGCCGTAGACGCTGCTACTGGCATACCGGGGTTATAAATGGCGGACTTTTACATACTCGATAAGACCAGGCAGCAAGCTAAATAAGGGGAAATAGGAGGAAATGCCTAACCTGCCTCTGACCTAAACGCTCTCGAATACCCAAGAATCATCCTCTAATTGCTAAATAACATCAAAATAACAGTATGTTCCTATTGCAATAATCAAATTGTTACTGCAATATATAGTCTCAAACCAACAACGAGACAGGGGAACGACATGACAATGACTTGCGGAACAATACTACCAACTGCGCGCAGTCTGGCGGCCGATGATCATTATCACGCCACGCTGGAGCGCAAGAAAGCTGCGATAGGTGGTGCGATACCTGATTGCACGCCTTGTCGCGTAGGGGGCGAGACTCGCTACTATAAAACCGAAACACTGTACGCTGTCATCAATAGCAGTTTAGCAGTGCGCTGGTTTGACAAGCGGCCAGATGGCCATGATTACGCGGTAGCCTTATGACTGCCGCACAGCAAGCAAAGCACTACGGGTGCAAGTCTCTGGCCGAGGTATCCAGGCAATCGGGTATCTCTATCCAGACTCTCTACAATTGGCACAAGATTCGACCGGCTTGCTACCGGCTTGTGTGCCTGGGTGTGGTGGCAGATCGAGATAGTCAAACCACTACATATAGTGTTTAGCCCTCGATAATAGGCAGTAATCAGGGGTTAAACAGCTAACCCCTTGATTCGTAAGGATTCACTAATTCCGGTAAATATAATTACCGGAAATAGCAGCGTGTCTCCTGGCTGCGCGCTCTTAAACGCAATCGGTCCGGAGTTTTTTTTAATGCGAGATAGAAGGACCGACGCAATGAGAGAAATTGGAATGTCAGCAGACCAGCAGGTAATGGATGTGGATGCCGAGACAGAAGGGGTAGAAAGCCTTATTCAGCAGTCAATCGAACGTCTACAATCCTACATCGACGACAGCACTCAGATCACGCCCGAAACACTGGGTGAATTAATGGGGCTACTACAACAAGCACTATCAGCGGTAAGCGGCGAAGACACAGACGAGGGCACTATGCGCGACCAGGTAGCAAAAGAAGTTTTTGGCAGTCCTCAACCAGCCCCAGTGGCCGGCACGATGGCCCGCAAGCCCGGTATGGGCGGAACTGGCATGGGCGGTAAATACTAATGTCAACAGCAACAATCGAAATAACAGACCGCGGCGACAGCAACTCAATGACTGTCACATACGCTGGCGGATATGATCTAGCCAGCCCGTCTCATGCTGCTATCAGACGGGTAGTCGCATATATAGACAGTCTAGGCATTGAGATCAAAGAGCCGGACAGTAATACATCCGCAGAAGCCCAAGGCGCATCGGTAATACAACTCCTGCCATAGGCATAGGGAGGGCAGAGATCGTTCAGCCTGCGCCACCACAGGAGGCCGGAAAAGTCGCATTTAAGGCTTTTCTGTGTATACATACAGTGGATTAACTCCAAAACGAGGATTTATGGCATTTAGTCACGCTCTATGCTCAGTATGTGCAACTCGGCATAAAGGACTGGATCATCAGTGGGCTGAAGGCTGCGCGCCTGAGCATGAGATAGATGCGGCAGTAACAAACATGGCTAACAACGGCGCCGGTGGCAATAATATGGCTAACACCAGCACATACAAATACAGAGACGCAGCTCATCGCAGAGAGTATCAGCGTAAACTCATGGCAACCAGGCGAGCAGTAACATGACTGACACAGTGACATCAAGAGCCAGCCAGAAGAGGGGTAAGGGCGGCAGTCGTAAGGGAATCCCTAACGTAGCTACGCAGGACGCACGCGCAGCAATCGGGAAATTCGTCGATAGCAATGCACACCGGCTCACTAAATGGCTCGATCAGGTGAGTGATGGAGTGACTGACGCGAGCGGTGACTATGTCGTCAAACCCAACCCGGAGCGCGCGTTTGCGATGTTTCAGTCGGTTATTGAGTACCACGTCCCCAAATTGGCGAGGTCAGAGATCACTGGCGCTGATGGAGGCGCGGTAGATGTGAGTTTGCGGGTGGTTTTTGGAAAAGATTGAGTCGACGGTCAGATTTCCCAAAAAGTTGGAATTTCTGTTCAGGCCATATCGCTATAAAGTTGCACACGGCGGTAGGGGCAGCTCAAAGTCCTGGTCTTTCGCTAGAGCATTGTTGGTACTTGGTTCGCAGTCTAAGCTGCGGATTGGCTGTTTCCGAGAAGTGCAAAAGTCGATCAAAGACTCCGTGCATCGCCTACTGAGCGATCAGATTCAGACGATGGGCCTGGGTGCGTTTTACGAGGTTCTTGAGACTGAGATAAGAGGCAAAAACGGGACAAACTTCCTGTTCAGCGGTCTATCAACTCAAACGGTCGAGTCAATCAAGTCCTACGAGGGATTAGACATAGCCTGGTGCGAGGAGGCTCAGAGCATACGCAAGCGGTCGTGGGATGTGCTGACGCCAACAATTCGCAAGCCGGGCAGCGAAATATGGATAAGTTTCAACCCGGAGCTTGATACTGATGAAACCTATACGCGCTTTGTCTTAGAGCCGCCGCCCAACTCGTATGTGGCAGAGGTGAACTACAGTGATAACGAATGGTTTCCAGAGGTGCTGGAGCAGGAGCGGGTACACTGTCAGCTAACAAATTCTGAGGACTACGCTCAAATATGGGAGGGTAAGTGCAGACTGGCGGTCTCAGGCGCTATCTACGCTCGCGAAGTTTCGGAGTCAATTATTGGCGGCAGGATATGTAATGTGCCCTATGACCCAACGCTCAAGGTCCACACGATCTGGGATCTCGGTTGGAATGACTCAATGTCAATTATCCTGGTTCAGCGGCTGCGGTCAGAGATACGAATCATTGATTATATCGAGGACGATCACAAGACGCTCGACTGGTACGCCGCTGAGTTGCAGAACAAAAGGCTAAACTGGGGCTATGACTATCTGCCGCATGATGGCGCTACTAAAGACTTCAAGACCGGCAAAAGTACAGCAGAGCTACTAAAGGCCTTCGGTCGTAACGTCAAAATGACGCCGAACATAGGGATAGAGCCAGGAATCAAGGCCGCCCGCATGATGTTTGCCCAAGTGTATTTCGACAGGGCCAAAACTGCGCGTTTAGTGGAGTGTCTTAAACGATACCGCAGGGCCATCAACATAGCTACTAATGAGCCAGGCGCGCCAGTACACGACGAATTTTCTCATGGCGCTGATGTTTTTCGCTATTTAGCAGTTGACGCAGACGGGCTCAAGAATGAGGATGAATACATCCCTGTTCGCGGCAGATCGGCGCGAGAAGCGCTGGATGATGTGGTTGGGTACTAAACAATAAGCCGATACCCCACGATATTGGGGTTTTTGCATTAAGGATACTATGGATCAGACAGCAGACCAAAACGCTCAGGACGCGAGGCAGGCGAGGATTGAATCTCTCGCTAAATCGTTGCTGACAAAGAGAGACGAAGCCATATCTGCTCGATCGGCATCGGGGATTGAGCGACAGTGGCGCGAGGATCAGAGAGCGTTTGAAGGGCTGGATGGTGCATCTAGCAAGGCCGGGATGACGGACTACGCTACGGGCGATGCATTTGGCACAAAGAACAGCAAGACGCAGCGCCGATCTCGCGTAATCGTCAATATAATCAGGGGCAAGTGCGAGACGGCGGAAGGTCGATTTACAGAAATCCAATTTCCAACGGATGACAAAAACTTTGGTATAGACAGCACCCCGGTTGGTGAGTCCGCTGTACCTGCACCGGCACCACAGGGCATTGTCCAGGGCGAAATGCAGCCAGACCCGATGGGCGCAGGTATGCCCGAACAGGCACCACAAGAGCCAAGTGATGAAAGCGCAGCAAAGGCGAAGAAAGACGACCTAAAGAAGCGCGCGGCTGCGATGGAAAAAGAAATCGACGATCAGTTGGAGGAGTGCGACTACAACGCTGAGTGCCGCAAGGTAGCTCGGTCAGCTATACGTCTAGGCACCGGGGTTATGAAAGGCCCGAACATCGTTAAGACGATACGCCGCGCATGGGTAGAGCAGGCAGACAGCGATGGCTCGGTACACACACTGAAAGTGGTCGAGAACCTAAAGCCGGCCAGTACATCGAGAGACATTTGGAATATCTATCCCGATCCGCATTGTGGCGACAATCCCAAAAATGGATCATACATATGGGAGCGTGATCATCTGCTACCTAGAGAGCTGCGGGCGCTCATGGGTGTACCTGGCTATGATAGGCGGCAGATCATCAAGGCGCTGCAGGAAGACCCTGTTAGGACAGTTGTTGCGCTAGATAAAGGCGATCAACGGCAGATCAAGGCGTCCACTATTGCCCGCGGTGCTCCGTATGAGCGATGGGAGTACAACGGTGACGTAGATAAAGAGGACCTGATAGCAATGGGCGTTAAGGTGGATGAGGATTCAGACGAGTCTATATCTGCTTGCGTAGTATTCGTCAATGACCGTCCTATCAAAGCGCAGTTGAATACACTGGATAGCGGCGAGCTGCCTTACGACTTCTTCCCGTGGGTACAGGTAGACGACTCCCCGTGGGGTATCGGTGAGCCCAGGAAGCTAATCTGGCAGCAGAGGATTATCACTGCGGCATGGCGGGCTATGATGGACAACGCCGGGGACTCAAGCGGTGCTCAAATTGTCATCAGCCGTGACGTAAGACCGGAAGACGACGTATGGGAAATAACAGGTAAGAAGATCTGGATAGATGAGTCAGAGGAAGGTGATGTTCGGAAGGCGTTCCAGCAATTTCAGATACAGAACAACCAAGGTGAGCTGCAGAACATCATTAACCTGGCCCTGGAATTCATGGATTTAGAGTCCGGCACACCGAGACAGGCTCAGGGGCAGCAAGCTACCAGTGGTACTAAGACGCTAGGCGAGCTACAGATATTGATGCAGGGCGCTGATACAACCCGTAGGCGACAAGTTAAGCAGTGGGATGATCTTATCACCAGGCCGCATATCGGGCGGTACTACCACTGGAACATGATGTATAACCCCAAGCCGGAGATCAAAGGAGACTTTGACGTAGTGGCCAGAGGAACGTCTGTGCTGATAGCCAAGGACGAGAACGTACAGAAACTAATGCAGATCATGCAGCTTAGGGCCGACCCAGACGCGGCTATCATTGTTGATTGGGAAAAGGTTATCAAGCAACTGTTCGAGTCGCAGCATCTGGATGTACTGAAAGACGATGACGCTATTAAGGCTGCGAGAGATCAACAGGCGCAACAGCAACCCCCTGCTGACCCAAGGATTGAAGCGGCGAACATAGCAGCTCAGGGACGCTCGGAAGTGGCTGGCATTGCGGCGAAGTCCCGAGAAGATCAGATTCTGGCTGATACTCAGATAAGGATGCAGGAAATTCAGGTAGACGATGCCAATGCTGACGAAGATAGGGCATTAAAAGACAGAGAGATCAACGGTAAGCTATCTGCCGAGAACGCCAAGCTAAAGACATTGCTGGCATCTAAGACGATGGAACTTCAAGTCCAGCAGTCCGAGAACCAATTGGCACGAAATCAGCAAGATGATCACGTTGTATCTAATCACATGATGCAAAGCGAGGACAGGAAACAGCAGCGTGCGCAGAAGCAAATAGCAAAGACTTCGGTGGAGCCAGCAGGTAAAGCCCCGCCAGGTGAGGCATTCGGCCTCTAAACTAATTCACTAAAGGAATAATCATGCCTACAGCAGCAATTACACGAAGTATGGAGGTCGGTTCTGGAGACGGTAGTGCTATCAAGCTATCGTGGTCGCTAATTACCGCTAACGCGGACGGCGCACCTTTTCAGTTACCTGAGTTTGGAGACGTGTGTTTCACGGCAACAGGGACGTGGGGTGGTGCAACATTTGCGATCGAAGGAAGCAATGACGGAGTTACATGGGTGGCCCTATCAAACTCTGCTGGCGGCGCTGCGGCGACTGCTACAGCAAACAAGGCGATAACAATCGTTGAGCGGCCAGTTCACATACGCCCAAACCTCACTACACCGGGTACAGGAGCTACAATTACAGTTATTGCTCTTGTAAGACGAGCTACGCAGCTTAGGCGGTAGATATGAAATGGGTTATTAACCTGTTTGGCCGTGATGTCACCGCTCCAGATGATGCTCCTCAGTCACTAGGGTTAATAGGTGGTAGCGCAAGAGATGCGCACCTTGATTCTTATTCGTCCACATGGGCATTTGTATCACAGTGGGCAGAAGCTGAGCTTATCAAGGCGAGAGAGAGTAACGATTCTCTTAAAAAGGATGAATCGGCTACCGCGGCATTACGCGGCAAGATCGCCATTCTCAAAGAATTGATCAACCTACCTACGCCAAGGGAACGGAAGCATAGGCAAGTGGACGATACAGAGTTTAATGATTATTGAGCCTCAGAAATGGGGCTTTTTTTTGGGCTAAGAAATTACCCCACAACACTACCGCCGAAAGCCGGTAAAGGAACATACGTATGGCAACTGAAGAGAATACCACCGTAGAGCAGACCGAAGATCAGATCCGCGCAGAAATTGCTAAGGAAGTATTTGATGGTGCCGAGCAATCGCCGCCGAAAGATACTGAAGTAGCGGAAGCGCTGGAAGCCGAGCCAGTTATTGATAAGTGGAAAGGCATACCAACGGCCCTACGCGAGGAATTCGAGGCATTGCAATCGAAACTGAGCGGGATGGATAAGCTAGACGGGCGACTGAAGCAAGCTGAGCAACGCATTGGGTCAGTAACCAATGATCTTCACGCCGCGAGAGAGGCAGCTAAAACTGTATCTCAAGCGCCGACAAAGGAGCAAATTGACTCGGCAGCGACGAACCTGGATGAATGGAACCAACTGAAGGAGGACTGGCCTGAGTGGACAGAAGCTACTGATAAGCGACTCTCCGCGTTAAGCGCAGACATGCTAAGCAGAATGCCGAACACCGAAACGCTGGCCACCAAGCAAGAGATAGCCGATGGAAAGACTGAAACGGCCAAGATGTTCATTTCGATGAAGCATCCGGATTGGAGATCAGTACAGGAAACTCCTGAGTTCGCCCAGTGGCATGCTGAGAATGGGAAGAAGAACAGCTTCAACCCAATTGAGGTGATTGCCATATTTGACGAATACGAGACTTACCAAAAAACCCGCAAGTCATCCAAGGTAATCGCTGCTGAGCGAGCCGAACGCTTGAATCTTGCACAAAACCCTAATGGTCGCAATCTCCCCCCTGTAAAAAGTGAGGGTGACATGACCGAAGCAGAGCTACGCGCAGCTATAGGACGAGAAGTCTACAGCTAAGCATAAAGGATAAATATCATGGCTTTAGTACAGAATTATTCGACAGTAGCCTCACGAAATCTCATTCGTGCGGAAATGGAAATGCTGAAAATGGTAGAGAACATTCAAGTTCTCGGCATGTTTGGCGACCAGAAAGAACAGCCCTTGAACAAGACAGACACTGTAGTGTTCCGTCGTCTCAAGCCCTTCAATGCGACTGCTGCGGAAACCCCGGGCATTACAGCAGCGAACTTCATCACAGCAGAAGGCACAACTCCCGCGTCCAACTCAGTTAGTTACACTGATGTGACAGCAACGGTTGAGCAGTATTCTGTTCTGTTCAAGTTCTCCAGCAAGTCTCAACTGATGTACGAAGATGACATCCCTGCAGACATGCAGAAACTTACTGCGCAAACTCTGTCTGAAGTGGCCGAGCTTGTTGCTTATGGTCAGGTAAAAGCAGGTACTAGCGTTATTTATGCCAACGGTTCAACCCGTGCTGGTGTGAATACCGCGGTAAGTCTGCGAAAGCTGCGTCAATCAGCGCGAACAATGGAATCTAACCGAGCAAAGCACGTCACCACGACTGTTGCCGCTGGTCAGAATTTCAATACAGCGCCGGTAGAAGCCTCTTACCTGGTGTTCTTCCACACTGATGGATCTGCTGATGTTCGTGATCTGCCAGGCTTCACTAAGCGTGTAGAGTACGGCTCTGCTATTAAGCCCGTACATCCCCGCGAGATTGGTGCATGTGAAGAATTCCGATTCATTCCTTCTCCTCTGTTTGCTCCTTACCTGACTGCCGGTTCAGCGGCCGCTAATGGCATGGTACAGACTTCAGGAAGCTGCGACGTGTATCCCTTCATCGTGCTGGCTGAGTCTGCTTGCGGCCATATCAACCTGAAAGGCCATGGCTATACAGGTATCAGCCCCACAGTTATCTCTGCATCCGTGAAGAATCACGCTAACCCGTCCGGCATGTTCGGATATGTTGGTGCTGATTTCTGGTACGCATCTGTTCGTCTTAATGAGAATTGGATGACACGTATTGAGTGTGCGGTAAGTGACTTGGTGTAATAATAATATACCACTTCGTAAACTTATGGTTCAGACAACCTAAACATCAGCCCACTTCGGTGGGCTTTTTATTGCCCGATTAAAATTCAAAGGAATCATTATTATGTTGACAGTAAATGACCAAATCCGCGGCCTTACGCTGCACACTGGTAACAGTGTTCTCGCGATTGGTAACGGCTCTAAGTTGGGGGTGGCTACAGTAGTGGCTACCACTTTTTCAATCGACGGTATAGCAAAATCACGAGCAGCCGCTGCTACTGACTTGCCGTTTACTGCCGCTACAGCACAAGGACTTCTGACCAAGTGTTTGTATCTGGTATGTACCAACATAGGCGGGACGATTACGACCGTTAAAGGTACTGCCGTACTAACCGCCGATCTGGTAGCTGGTACTAAAGTCCTTCAATGGCCCACCGCTACTGACGGAACATGTGTTATCGGAGCAGTCAAGATAGCGACGGCCAGTACCGCAAACTTCACGCCAGGCACTACGGCGCTGGATGCGGCTGATGTTACCGCAACCTATTACGACCTGTGCAGCGTTCCTGCCGCACCGTTGACATCGTAATCCGCCGAAAAGTGTAAACCGAAGCCCCTTACCCGGGGCTTTTTTTTAATCAAGGAAAACTTATGAAGAACGGAACGGAACACAGCGATATGGTATCTGGCAAGTCCAGAGGTATGGGCGAGCTCATGTCTCCTGGTGCAGAAGTTGAGCCGGTTGGTAACATGGGAATGGATGATATTGCGCTTGAATCATTCATGCACGAAGAGGTCATGGTATATGTCCATCCCACCCGTGAAATTGGCACACTGGATGTAATCAGCCCGAACGTGAATGGCATTAACATGCCGATTCAGCGTGGAGTGAATACCATGGTGAAACGCAAATACGTTGAAGCGTTGAAGCGTTGCCACTCCATCAAGTACGAGCAGCGAGTGCAGAACCCTTCGCAACCGGAAAACATTCAAATGGTTGAGAAGAAAGTGCCCGACTACCCGTTTGATGTAATACAGGACAGTCCCAAAGGAAAGTCTTGGCTCAAAGGAATTGAACTCAGTCTTTAAACCAAAATATCACGCTTACAACTAAATTTAAAAAGGTGAACCACGATGAAATTATTTGACAAGTTTAACAATCTTACGATTACCCGCAGGCTTCGACTTGCGACAGGCGCGACCATTACTCTAAATAGTGGTACTTCGTCTGAAGTAGAGCTGTCACTAGCAGAACAGGCTGTTATTGATGGCGTGACCGCCGGCACTGCAACTGCGTCTAAAGCATTGGTGCTTAATGAAAGCAAAGGCATCTCTACTATCACTAGCGCGACGATCACGACTTTGACTACCACTAACGTGCGTCAGACGAGAGCAGCAACGGCAGTCAATTCAACCGCAACGGCAACAGCGGCAGCAGTTGCGGCAGGGTGGATTACTTCTACCTCTGCCGCGGCTACAACTATCACGCTACCGACAGGTACGCTTTTAGGTACGGCTCTAGGCGCAACGCAAGGCACTATACACAACCTTGTCATTGATAATACGGCTGGCGCTAATACGGTAACTATTGCGGTGGCTGTTAATGGCATTCTATCGGCAGGCGCTGCGGCGGTTGCGGCATCATTTGGCTTGCTAACGGTTCCATCTGGCGTTACTGGTCAGGCACAATTTACGCTAATGTTCTCGTCGGCTACGGCTTACACGTTTACACGCACAGCGTAAAAGGAAGGTATTTCTTCTTAGCAGGGACGCTTTTTTTAATTTGCTTTTGATGGGTGGTCATTGGCTACCCATTTGCTACCAGATCACGACTGGAAATCAATATATGACATTCTTGCAACTCTGCCAACGACTAAGACAAGAGGCCGGTGTATCCGGCACAGGACCTGCAACAGTCCTATCTCAAACAGGTGAAAGCGGAAAGTTAGTCGATTGGATATTATCTGCTTATGAGGATATTCAAAACCGACATAATAACTGGGACTTCCTGCGCACAGAACTTAGTTTTCAAACCATTGCTGGGACGAATAATTACGTCAATACGGCTATTGCGGCAGATGAGCATGGTGAATGGGCGAAGCATAGTTTCCGCAGTTACCTGACAAGTAGCGGCGTGAACGGCGAACAGTATATGTACTGGATGAACTGGGCAGACTTCAGGGAAATTTATGAATTCGGGTCAAGCCGTTCAACAACTGGGGAGCCTCGCTACATTACTCAAAAGCCTGACACTTCGCTAAGCGTATGGCCCACTCCTGACGCAATCTACACTATCAATTTAGAGTATTTTAAACGCGCTCAAACCATGGAAGCTAATGCTGATTTGCCTCTTATACCGGTAAGCCATCACATGGCTATTGTTTGGCGGGCATTGATGTTTTATGCGGGTCAGGCAAATGCTCCAGAGCTTTATCAGGTGGGGGAGCGTGAATTTAAAAGGCTGCTTAGAAAACTAGAGTCAGAGCAATTACAACAGATTGAGTTCGGGTCTCCCCTAGTATGAAACTTATCCCGGTTAAAACCGTAGAAGAATACGTCAGGTTATCCGGTGGACTCGACCAGGTTTCACCAGCTATAACAATTTCCCCAGGTTCTGCAATCACGTTACAAAATTACGAGCCATCCACTTCCGGCGGTTATGCGCGTATTGACGGGTTTGAGGTTTACAGCGGACAGCCTTCCCCATCGGCTGGAACTTACTTTTATTGCACGGTCAGCACGATTGGGGCAACGATAGTAGGAGATACCATTACTGGGGCCACCAGCGGGGCGACCGGAAAGGTAATTGTTGCATCTGCTGGCGTTCTTGCGATCACTAAAGTGACGGGGGTATTTAACTCGGCTACTGAGAATTTCACCGTGGGCGCCGTTGTTCAGGGCGCAATGACTTCCGTTCCTTTGGCTAAAGGCTACCCAACAGGCCTAGACAACGCCACAACCCTTAACCTTGTTGCTGACGATTACCGTGCCGACATTGCCGCACCTACCGGGACAGGCTCTATTCGCGGACTGGCGCTGCTACGAGGCGTTCTGTATAGCTTCGTGGATCAGGATGCAACCAATGGCTATATCTACAAGGCTACCGCAAGCGGTTGGTCGGTTATTCCGATGTATTACACTTTATCATTTACGGGTGGCAATCTTCAGATAGCCGATGGGGTTACAGTTACTCAGTTAGTATCTGGGGCTACTGGTGTCGTTAAACGCCACGTTCTTGACTCAGGCGCTTATCTTGCCGGTACTGGAGTAGGGCGGTTTATCCTTACCAGCATCACGGGAACATTTGACGCTACCAATGACTTGCAAACTGCTGGTGTTACTAGAGCAACATCATCAAGCCTGTTGACGCAAATAGCTATCTTAAAAGGCGGGCGCTACGAGACAGTACAGTACAACTTTGCCGGATCAACAGACACCATTAGGATTTACGGCTGTGATGGAGTTAATAAAGGATTTGAGTTTGACGGTGACGTGTACATTCCAATAAACACAGGAATGACGACAGACGCTCCTTTGCACGTTATTGCCCATAAAAAAATGCTTCACTTTACATTCAGGGCTTCATTACAAAGCTCGTCAATTGGATTTCCGTTTCAGTGGTCTGCAGTAACAGGAGCAAGCGAGATAGGTATGGGGGAGGACATATCAGGGATGTTATCTCAGCCTGGTGACGTACTTGCCATCGCCACACGAAACAGCACTAAGCAGCTTGAGGGAGCCTCTATTGCCTCTTTCGTATTAGGAGATCTTGCCCCTGAAGTTGGCGCTATACCTTACAGCATGCAAAATATGGGCGTTGCTTTTTGGTTTGATGACCGAGGGGTTATTCAAATAACCAGAACACAAGCCTACGGTAACTTTGAAAACGCTACAGTTAGCAGAAATGCGCAACCTCTGATCGATGCCATGCGTGTGGTTCTTGTTGCATCAACTGTCTACAAGACTCGAAACCAAATAAGATTCTACGGAAGCGCTGGAACTGGCATAATAATGACGCGGGTGGACGGAAGGAACGGCGCTGAATTTCACTTCAGCAGCTTCGCATACCCGGTCAATGTTACATGCGCTATATCTGGTGAAGACTCAACAGGGAAGGATGTTATTTTCTTCGGCGCGAGTAACGGTAAAGTGTATCAAGCTGACAAAGGAAGTAGCTTTGACGGTGCGGATATTGAGGCGGTTGCCAGGCTGGCTTTTAATAACTCTAAATCGCCAAGTACGATTAAACGATACCGGAAAGCGATACTAGAATTTTCGGCTGTTGGATATTCAACAATAAGAATGCACCCGGATTTCTCCTATGGATCTTCTGAAGTTAGCCAGCATTTAGTACAAAGTACAGCTACACAGGGTAGCGGCGGTGTGTGGGATATTGATAATTGGGAGGGTTTTTACTTTGACAGCACACTGATTGCCTCGCCAGAAATAAACATTGACGGAAGCGGGACTAATATAAGTATGGTGTTCTATTCAAAAAGCGATATTGATCTGGGGCATACAATCCAAGGTCTTACGATTCACTACACGCCGCGACGGTTACAGCGATAAAGGAGATTTACCTTGAGTACATTCAATAGTCCCGTCGACATTGTTGCAGCGACGTTGGCGAAGAGCACTAATCTGAACGATCTTGATGCTGCCGTTGCGATTGCGTTTTCTTTACTTCCAACAGAAGCGAATTTAACCCGTGGAACAACTCAATATGCAGTGGACACAGGTACGGCTAATAATTATCTTGTCGCACTTCCTCACACTCCTAGCGGGTACGTTGATGGGCTGAGAGTTACATTCCGCCCGATTAACACTAATACTGGCGCCTCGACTATCAATGTTAATAGTCTTGGGGTGAAGTCAATCAGATTGACAAGTAGCGCAGCAACTGCCGCAGGTGATATTACCGTAGGCGCTCCGATTACTGTTTACTACAGCACATCGACAGGATTCTTCCACCTTGCCCCTAATTCAACCACTGCCGCAACTGCTGCCGCGTTAAGTGCAGCCACCGCAACCACCCAGGCCGGCACCGCGACTACGAAAGCGGGCGAGGCGTCTACCTCTGCAACCAACGCCTCTGCCTCCGAGACTAATGCCAGTAACAGTGCGGCCAGCGCTTCAACGCAAGCCACAAACTCCAGCAGCAGCGCTGCCACCGCAGCCAACTACGCCGTAAAAGTAGACGGGTATGCTTCTGGTACTGATAACAGTTCAAAATCTTGGGCAGTTGGCGGAACCGGGGCAGGCCAACCCACTGAGGGGAATGCGAAGCTCTGGGCGACCAAGGCCACCACTACCGTTGACGGCACAAGCTACTCCGCGAAAGAGATGGCCATCGGCGATTCAACGGCATCAGGCGGATCTGCCAAGGCATGGGCGACAGATGCGTCCAGCCCAGACGGAACAGCAGCTAAGAGTGCAAAAACCCACGCAGAAGCTGCGGCGGTCACAGTTACAGATGTGAACGTACAGGCGGTCGGAACGAACTTACTCGGCCCCAACACCATAGGAACAGTAGCAGGAATTGCCTCTCACGTTACTACAGTAGCGGGTATATCAGCGAGCACAACTACGGTAGCTGGAATAGCGGCCAATGTGACAACTGTTTCCGGCATAGCCGCGGCGGTCTCGACTGTATCTACGAACAACGCGAATGTAAGCACCGTTGCAACCAACATCGCCAACGTCAATACCGTAGGGGGAATATCTGCTAACGTAACAACCCTCGCTGGCATTTCCACAAGCGTAACAACCGTTGCAGACATATCCGCAAATGTCACAACCGTGGCGGGTGTAGCTGCTAACGTAACAACCGTTGCAGACATATCCGCAAATGTCACAACCGTGGCTGGGGTCGCATCGGCGGTATCGACCAACGCGACCAACATAGCTTCAGTGAACACCAACGCGACCAACATCGTGGCGATCCAAAACGCATCAGCTAATGCTGCCAGCGCCTCGAACAGCGCAACAGCAGCGGCAGCAAGCTACGACAGCTTCGATGACCGCTACCTTGGGCCTAAGGCGACAGCGCCTACGCTGGACAATGACGGGGCGGCTCTACTGGTTGGGGCGTTGTACTTCGACACAGCCACCACAGTGCTTCGTGTATACAGCGGCTCAGCGTGGGCTAACACTGTTACCACTGCCGCTGGCGTATCAAGCCTCAACACCCTAACCGGTGATGTAGTCCTAAAAACTGTGAACAGCGCGGCTCTGACAGGCGCTGGTAACATAGTCACAGCAGTCCTCGAAGCTAACACCTTCACAGGCGTCCAAACCTTCAAAGCGGGCGCTGACATAGCCTCAGCTACGGCTGTAGACCTTACTGCGGCCACAGGTAACACAGTAGTCATTACAGGCACAGTTACTTCAACAAGCCTCACAATGACAGCAGGTCAGCAGATGGTATTGCTGCCTTCGGGCGCATGGCCTCTGACTTACAATGCCACGACAATGAACATCAACGGCGGCGTGAGCTATACCGCTGCTGCCGGAGATAGAATTCTTGCTGTTAAGGATTTAGCGGGAGTTGTTCGGGTTTCGGTTACTAAGCAGGATGGTACTGCCGTTATTGGTGGCGCAATAGAAGTTATTACCCCTTCCAACATCACTCCGTCAGATTCAGCAACAGACATAGGAGAGACTCCAACATTTACAGGCAGTTCATATTTCAGTTTGTATAGCCTTCCTCAGTCAGCGATTCAATTGCAAGTCAATACGAGCGATACATTTACAAGTCCTCAGTATTCATCGGGCGACCAAACAGCAGGTGTTTCATTTACGATACCATCTGGAGAGCTTGTAGTTAGCACACAATACTATTGGCGATTGCGCTATAAGAATAGCAATGGCGTGTATTCGGACTGGTCAACCGCTACTAGTTTTACCACAGCGGCGGCTTTTACTAACTACATCGACACTCCGGCATCTACGCCAGCAGCATTTGGTGACGCATTTGAGGGCGGCTTCTATTCTGGCCTGATATGGAACCAAGTCGATCAATCGGTCACAAGCACGGCGATCGGAACTGGTAGCAAAACCTTTGCAACTGATATTGACCAGAGTAGTACGCCGTTATTTTATTCAGGCCAAGCACTAGAAATACGAAGCCGCGCAGACCCAGACAATAAGATGATAGGCACGGTGACTAGTGCGGGTGGCACAAGCCTCACAATAAATGTAACAAGTGTAGGAGGCTCAGGCACCTTCACTGACTGGTCAATCATGTCGAAGTATCGGTTAATAGTCGCGCCTAAATCCAGCGGTGAAAGCGCATCAAAAGCTTACAAAAACGCAAACACAGCCGCTCCTTCTGAAACCGGAACGCTGACAGAGGGTCTAAAAGCGACGTTGGGAATGGTGGCCGCAGGAACCTCAACGGTATATCCAGCGGCTCACTGGTGCAACGACCTGAGTATCGGCAGTAAAACGGACTGGTACCTGCCCGCTCGTGACGAGCTTGAGCTGTGCTGGCGCAACCTGAAACCGACAACAGATAACAACTACACGACAGCCAACAGAGCTACTGGAGCCACACCAGATTATGAAAACTTGGGCAGCTATGGCGACACCGCGAACACGCACGGGTTAAATAACAACA